CGGGTGCCCTGACTCTGGCAATTACGCTGCTCAGCGGTCCGGATGGTCTGGAAGGGCGTCGTTACGTTCCTTATCCGGATGTTGCCGGTGTGCTCACCGTATGTGATGGTCATACGGGCCCCGATATTGTCAGTAACAAAATCTATACCGACCAGGAATGCGACGCTCTGCTGCGCGCTGACCTCAAGCCTGTTCAGGCAGACGTAGACAGTATGGTCACGGTTACCCTCAGCGATTATCAGCGCGCCGCACTCTACAGCTTTGCTTATAACACCGGTACTGACGCTTTTTCCCGCTCTTCCCTTCTGAGAAAACTCAACTCAGGCGACACGACGGGTGCCTGCAATGAACTGCGCCGCTGGATCTTTGCCAGTGGCAGAAGGTGGAAAGGGCTGATGAAGCGTCGCGAAACTGAGCGTGCACTTTGCCTGGCGGAGAGCAGCGATGACCTTAAGCCGCGTTAAGTGGGGTGCCGTTACCATCACAGGCCTGCTACTGCTGGTCATCGCGCTAAGCGTCGCCCTGAAGCTTCAGTCCTTATCGAAAGTTGTGATCACTCAGCAGAACAGGCAGCTGGCGCAGGAAAAAGCTTCAGCAGAGATGCTCGCGACTAATGTTCTCAGGGCAACAGCTCTCTTCAGCGACATTGCCCGGGCAACTCAAAATGCAAATCAGGCAGGCAATGAAGAAAGCGAGCGCAGGGTGGTGGTTATTCACAAGCTGGTCAGGGGGAACAGCTGTGCCACTGAACCTGTGCCTCGTCCTGCTGCTGACCAGCTGCGTGCGCACCGGGACAAAGTACGTACCGGTTCCGCCAGTACCGATACCGGTGAGTCTGCTGGCTGACTGCGCTATGCCTTTGATTCCTGACCCGTTGACCTGGGGAGACAGCCTGGAGCTGAATGAGCGTCTGCTTAACGCTCTGGAGCAGTGCAACCACGACAAGGCCGCAATCCGGAAAATTGAACGGATTAAGTTCGCTTCTAAAATGCAAGAATTAGAAGATAATTTATCGCAATAAATAAACTACATCACTAATTGTTTGGGTGGTCGTGATTAGGTGTTTTTTTTTGCTAATAACAAGAGCTTCGCAGTGATAAATTTAAATTGCAGCTGTCAATTCAGGGTTATTATTTATAATAACCCTTTGGGTGTTATTGTTGTAAAGCCTATTGTTTCAAGTTATCTTGTGGCTACCAGATGTTTGCAGTGGCGGAATCATAAAATTCAACATCTATTTTACGTGTTCGCAAAAAACGATTTGCATTGGCCATGGTTAATCTATTAGCGTCGGAGTATTCATCTCCAAATATTCCAACGAACACCGTGTGAACATTGCTTAAGCAAATTTGGTCAAAAATGTGTTTATCATTTTCAGCCATCGAGTGTCCATGAATGAACAAAGCGCCATTGAGTTTTTTTATTGCTTGGAATGATGCATTCAAATAAGAATTGTGTTGAATTCTTTGTAGCTTTTTTTCTGCGTCGGGTTCTGAAACAAACAATGGAAATTGTCCATTGTTTAATAGTGTTTCAACCTGCTCGGCAATGCTATTGTTCAGATCATCATTGAAGGTATGTTTACGAATGGTTGTGCCATTATCGTATAGGTGCAAGCCACCATGTAAAAAGAAAACATCCTGTTCTGGTCTTGCTATCCAACAATCACGCATAAATCCATCGTTATTTACATATCCATAAGGCGAAACTTCGGTTTTATTGATTATCCAATAGAGTAATAGGTCGTAATTTACTGTGAAAACTTTTTCGAACTGACTGATAAAAGGCTTTGCATTAGAGTATTGAAGTATAGAAACATTACTTGAGCGCGATGGGTGTGACTGTGTAATGACCTGAATAAGTGAGTTTTTGAGCTGTTCTTTATCGGCTATAATATTATCGATAATGGATTGGGAAACATTGTATCCCATGCAAACAACTAAAGCGGAGTCTAAAGTTTGCATGACCTTCTCAAAGTCAAACGTGCCTAATTGATTGAACAGATTTGATAGAGTGTTATGTCGTGCCCCGAAATTCGCACGGTCATACAAAACCTTGTAATTAAATATATCTCTCCGCCAAGCTTGCGAAAATCCATTGCCTAACAGTATAGATGGTACTTCTCCATTAAGTGTGTCGAGTTTTTGTTCAAATGAGTCTAGTGGCATAAAACAGTTCCTTTTGCTTAATAAATATTAAAATTGTCTAGCAACAATATTGTTCTGCTATGCAGAAACCACTAAGGCTCTATCGGCATTATACTTATTTTCTTTAATTTTTTTTATCAATAACCATAATGACTTTAAACGCAAGGCAAGAGATGTTTTGTCGAGAGTACATGATCGACCTAAATGCCACGCAAGCGGCTATTCGTGCGGGGTATAGCGCCAAAAATGCTAATGTGCTAGGAGCTCAGAACTTATCAAAAATAAATATTCAAAACCGTATTTCAGATCTCAAATCTCAGAGAAATAAACAAATAAACATTGATGCTGCTTATGTTCTTAACCGTCTGATAGAGATTGACCAGATGGACGTGCTCGACATCCTAAGCAATGACATGAGCATCAAGCCTGTGTCGCAATGGCCAGCTTCATGGCGTCGATACCTGAGCGGATTCGACCTGGCCGAGATGTTTGAAGGGCGCGGCGAAGAGCGCGAGATGGTCGGTATCCTGAAAAAGATTAAGTGGCCGGACAAAGTCAGGAATCTGGAGTTGCTCGGTAAACACATTTCCGTGCAGGCATTCCGCGAACAGGCCGCGACATCACTGACAGGTAAAGATGGCGGCCCGCTCGAGGTTGCGCTGCTTTCACGCGAGGAATACCGGCAGGCGCGCCGGGAAATGCTGGAGGATGACGACTGCTGATTTTAAGACCGCTGCACGCCGTATAGAATGTGAAGAGGACGGACTCTACTTTACCCGTTACTTCTTTAAGCAGCGCAGCGGCAGCAGAATGATTGTCGCGCCTCATCATCAGGTGATACAGCGGACGCTGGACCGGGTGATTGATGGCGACATCCGGCGACTCATCATCAATGTGCCCCCGGGCTACACCAAGACGGAACTGGCCACCATTAACATGATGGGCAGGGGGCTGGCGCTGAACCGCCGCGCACGCTTCTTGCATCTGTCCTATTCCCACAACCTGGCATTACTGAACTCGTCTACCACGCGCAGTATCGTGAAATCGTCTGCCTATCAGGCCATGTGGCCGATGGCGCTGCGCGATGATGCTGACAGTAAAGCCATGTGGTGGACTGAATATGGTGGCGGAGTGTATGCCTCATCGGCTGCCGGACAGGTCACCGGCTTTCGTGCCGGGCATATGGAGTCGGGCTGGCAGGGCTGTCTGATTCTTGATGACCCGGTAAAGCCAGACGACGCTTACAGCGAAACCATACGCGTCGGGGTTAACACCCGCTTCAACGAAACCATCCGTTCCCGTCTGGCCATTGAGACCACGCCCATTGTGGTCATCATGCAGCGCATTCACTACCACGACCTGAGCGGATACCTGCTGCGCGGTGGCAGTGGCGAACAATGGCATCATCTGAACCTGCCGGTGCTGATTGATAACAGCGAACAGTATTCAGTACTGTATCCGGAAAACTCGCACGCGATACCCATTGAACATGGTCTGCCTGACGGATGGCTCTGGCCGTACAAGCACAACGAATCGCATCGCGTCTCTCTGTTTTCACACCGGCGCACCGCGGAAGCGCAGTACATGCAGCGGCCCCGACGGTTCAATGCCGACGGGGCACTCTGGACCGAAGCGATGGTGTCCGGTGCGCGTGCGCTGGAGATCACCCTGCAGCCGTCGCGGACGGTCGTTGCCATCGACCCGCAGGCGACAAACAGCGAAGAGAGTGACGAAACCGGTATTGTCGTCGCGAGCAGTTACGGTCGCGGCAATGATCGGCTGTTCTCTGCAGACGCGGATTACTCAGGGAAATACTCGCCCAACGGCTGGGCGAAGCGCGCCATCAGGGCGTATGAGGAGCACCATGCTGAAGCCATCGTCATTGAAACCAACCAGGGCGGCGACATGGCTGAAGATACGTTGCGCAATGCAGGCTTCCGCGGGCGCATCGTCCGTGTCCATGCCAGTAAGGGTAAGTTTGCCCGGGCTGAGC